GTTTTGGGGGCCGGTGACCATTATGTGGTTTTCGGCCATGTCCGAACTGCCAGCGTACCATCCGGTCGTGGGAGTTTTTGCGTTTATTGAGTCCGCAAGAGCGTTGATCAGTGAAAATATCTGCGCCCCGACCGGAATAGTGTACGAGGTGGCCATCAGGTTCACTGTTTTGCCACCATTCGACAAGTTTGCGTAGATCGCAGAAATGATTGTTCCCGCCGTATTTGCTGGCCACGTCCATTCAAGCAACGCTCCATGAGTATACGCAGTCTGCTTTGAGAATGTGACTTCGTTTGGGTCATCCAGAGGCATTACAGGCAGCCCGTCAGGGAGCCCCAGCGTGGTGTATAGCTGAGACGGCCTCGAATCAGTAAGCTGGAGTGTGTCCCCAAGCGAATTTGTGATGTTTGAAACTCTAATCGGGTTTGTCCCAGACTTTGCGTCCAGTTCGTTTTGATAGAGCTGAATCTGCGTCGCTGAATTGACGCCGATGTAGTACTTTGTGCCAGCAATCAGGCCGGTTGGAATCGTGCCAGACAAAAGCATCAACGTAGCAGACTGTCCGGAAGACAATTCATGCGCGAGCGTTGATGAGAACAGCGTTAATGGCGTGATGGCGGCTGACCTCGTGGTGATTGTGACGCCGTCTGGGATAATTGCGCCAAGAGGGTAGTCAGAAATGGCATGAATGGGCACCAGAAGCCCGTCCATGCCTGTCCCGTCTGGAGTTTGAGTACGCAGGTCTCGATTGTTTGAGTCGGTGCCTACAACTCGAATAATTTTTCCGGCATCCGCCTCATGCTCGGCGATTGCGACGAGTTGAGACGGTTGGCGAATGTCCATCTGCGTGCTGACCATGCCTCGGTCGTCCCACGCCCAGTTGACAGGATTGTACATCCCGCCTTTATTCACCGAATACTGAAAAAGCCGGTTCCGGAAGTAGGTTGGGCTCCCATCTACATTCACAGCCAAAGGCACCTCAATGCCGCGAGGCAAAGTGATGGTCTGGTTGTCCCATCCGGTGCAAACATCGATTTCGGATATCAAATGAAAGTAGTGACCGCTCTGCATGAGCGTTTTCACCGCTTGGGTTAGCTTCCGAAAGACCTTCGTCTTGTCGGTAGTTCCCAGCACTTCCATCGCCTCGTCGATGATTTGCGATACAAACATAGTTACATGGATTTCTCGTTGCCTTCAGCCATCAGTGAGCGCAGGAATTCTTCGTCGTCAGGGCTTCCGCCGCCTCTAGCCGGTGCGCCAGCCTGAGACATACCAGCGGCCATTTCTGTGGGCATCCCGCCCATTTCTGGAGGCATTCCGCCGCCTTCTTGGTTTACGCCCTGAGCGAGCTGATCCATTCCGGAGGCGAGCTGCATGATGATTTGATGCATCGCGTCAAAAGCCGCCTTTGGAAGGCGGATCATCACGTCAGATTCTCCACCAGCAGGCGCGGAAGGAGGCATTCCGCCCCCAGAGGAAGGCGTTGGCATTGAGTTTGGGTCGTTAGGAGGCATGGTTTTGTCGGTTGCCATATTGGCTGTTTGGTTGGTTACTTAGCGAAAACAAAGATTTGATGACCGCCGTTTGTGGGAGGTAGAGCATCCACCACTCCGGTGACTGGGTTGGTGTAATTCGGCCCCAGTTGGCGAGTGAGCGCGAACGATGCGCCGGTGTTGCAGTAGATTCCGTTTGCTGGGAACTGGAACGGAGGCGCAGTGACGCCCCGCTCGTCGATGATTGGAATGACAAGAATTGGAATATCAGGATTTGCGCCCCCTACAGTCGGAGATGGCTTTGAGTAAACCTTCAGGAACAACGGCTCAAGCCCCACGCCTGTGTCTTGGGGATTGGGGTTGCAATAGATCCCGTACAATGTGCAGGAACCGGCGGAAAACGCCGTCAGGTTAAACGAATTCGCCGTCGTGCTGTACAGCGTGCCGGTAGACGGCGTGCCTGAAAACGAATCCGGATACAGAGCCACGTTGCCCTGCACGCGAGTGATGGCATTTAGCGGCTGGTTGTTGCTGATGACGTAGTAAATGTTCGCCGTACCGCTTGTGTAGGCGTTCATCCTGAATCGGAACGTCTCAATACCAGCGACGGAACCGTAGTACATCCCGTTGATGGTGATTTCCGACAAGATCCCATTCATTGCACCGGCGGCGACAACAACGTCGGTGATTTGCGTGAAAACGCCAGTGTTTGGGTTTTGAACTTCCAGCCAAATACTCCCGACCCAAGTTCCGGTGACAAAGAACGTCACAGTTGCTCGTGAACTGGCCGAAATATTTCCAGAAGTAGCCCCTAGCGAAGCAAGAGATACGGGGGTTCCATTGTTGCTCTTGTCCGGATTAACAAAGCCAATCTGATTGGTTCCTGCGTTTAATCCGACGTTCCCGATGCTCTGCGTTCCTGCGATTAATCCGACGTTCCCAACGGTATTTGAACCGGCGGAGAGCGCAGGCAAAGCTGTGACCTGAGTCTTCTGCGTTCCGTCCGTTAAAGTGGAATCTTTGGCCGCGCTTGTCGGTAAAGGAAGCGTGGTGGCCGAAATTGGAATTGCGCTTGGGGCGGAGATCGGAATCGGGTTTCCGGAGTCGTTTTTAATCTCAACCTCGGCCGACGGAGATTGATAAATGCCGGAAGCCGCCCTGATTGTAAACGCGGCCGACCCAGTCCATGGCGTGCCGCTTTGAATGCGGATCACCGAAAAGCCGGAAGACTGCATCTGCACCGTTGTATTGGTGGCTGTGACAGAGGCAGCAGACGCTTGCGTGTTGAGGTTGTACACGCTGAGAGGGACAAACAATGTGCCATCCACAGATCCGGAAAACGTCAGCGTGCCAGTCCATGTTCCAGTGATGGCAACAGCAACAGTCCCTCTCGTCGAAATCGGGATACTCAAAAAGGTATTAGCAGACGAAATTGTTGATGCTCCGGCGTACTGGTAGTCCGCGTTGACGTCCCCGATTGCATTTGAGCCAGCCGGAAGAGACGGAAGGCTTGCGATACTGACGTTTGGTGCAGGATCGTCGTAAATACAGATGAGCGTATCAGTCGAGAATTGGCCGGTTGTAGCGGTTTGAAGCACCATCTGCTTCGTGAACCCGTTGTACGAAGCGTATCCAGTGTTTGCAACGCTGGCCGCGTAGATTAAGACGTTTGCGGTCTGATTGATTACCGCCAAAAGACGCCCGATTTGAAAGTTCGGAGTGTTTGCGAAAGTCAACGTGCTCGCACCGGCGGCGGCGGGCACAAAAGTTGGACTGTTTGGAAGAACAATTTTCATATCATCCGAATATTAGGGCGGCCACGACTGGGTTTAACAGTGAAGTCCAAGTCGGAGGGCTGGCCGAACCCTGACTGGTTAAAACCTGACCAAGAGTGCCGGTCGGAAGAAAGCGAGTGGTGTTCACCGCGCTCTGGTACAGCAGGCTATTCACGCTGCTGCCTGTGATGTTTGGCACACTTCCGGTCGCTAACGCCCTCAGAATAAAGCATAGAAGCCCTTCCCCAGTGATTTTGGGCAAACTGTATATGATCTGAACCGCGTTTGGATCGCACGGAATAGTCCAGACCACTTTTCCCCCAACTACGGCTTTGGTGAGCGCGGTTCCGTATAGCGACGAGACGAGATTGTCTATCAGGGAAGGAACGCTTTCCTGAGAGACAGACGGGTATGGAATGTCTGCGCGGCAAACGGACGGAGTCATATTAAGGGAGAGTTGGCCACACTACGTCGGCCGGATTCGGATAGGTTTGAGGAAGATCTCTCAATGCTTGCCTGTATGCAGCCCAAACGGTTTTTTGCTCGTCAGAAAAAGGCGCATCCGACAATTGAGTCCAGTCAGACTTCCTCAAAAGAGCGTCACGCTGTGGCCTAACGTCAGACCATTTCAGCGGCTCTTTGTCCGCCAAATACGGGTTGCCGCTTTCGTCAGTTTCAATTTGATGGCCAGCGACCTGACCGGCCATCAGCTCCCAATAACGGTCGTTTGATATTTCGACGCACCCAGTGACGTCTTGGCCATTTGCTGGGTCTACAAAACCTTTTTCTTTTGAGAAGAACATATTAGTATCCGATTGCGAGGTAGTTAGAGAACACAGTTGATCCGGTTGATGTTGAGGTGAATCCATTTGTCGCGATTGAAGACGCAACCGCGCCTATGTTCGCATTTTGCATCAAAACAGCAACAGAAGACGTTTTGAATGCGGTTGGGAAGTAGTTTACTTGCGAAGCACCGGATGGGCAGTTTGCTCCGCCCCATTGAATACAGACTCCAGAAGGCAAAAATGTGTATCCAGCCGGAGTCAGGCTTGCAGAAAACTGAGATGACGCTGAAAGGGTTGCTGTTCCAAGCGTAGAAACCCAAACAGTCTGCGTGACGTCGTCAAAAGGCGTCAGGACAGTGCTGTCATTGGCAGAGAGCGTAAACGTGGTCGCTGACGTCCCGTTTTTTGCTCGAATTGTGTTCCCAGTGTTTGCGGTGACGATGACCTTATCTGTTCCGCCGTTAAAAATCGTGATCGGGAAGTACCTGTTTGCCACGCTGTTTACTGTCAGCGGAGGAAGCGTGATCGTTCCAGTATTTGAGCCGTTCCCAACCACATTGATGAACTTTCCAAGTAGATCGGTCGTAATGGTGCTCCCGCTCGTGAGTCTGACCATGCCGCTGGTCTCAAACGGAATCGTGAGAGCCCGCATGATATAGCAGAGAAGCCCTTCCCCGCTGTATCTGGGTATGTTTCCAATCTGAGCGGCTGAATTCGGGTCGCATGGGATGTTCCAAACAACTTTTCCAGAAGACGCGTCCTTTGTGATCTGCCCGTACAGCGACGAGACGAGGTTTGCAATTAGCGACGGGACACTTTCAGCACTGATTGACGGGTACGGAGTGTCTGTGTTGCACAGTCCGGTGTATGCAGAATCGCCGTTGTATGGGTCGTCACAGCCACAGCTCATAGAGGTCTCCGTTTGCGTAAAGGGTTTGGGGCAGCCTTAATTTTTGGGGCCGCCTTTTTGGGAGGTTTTTCTTCTTTCAAGTGGTCAGTCCAATGCCACCAATTTGCCCACGCGCACGTTAGTGCCAGCCCGCAATTCAACAGCACTTCCGTCCACTGGGGCGTGCTCAGTGTGAGGATATTCAACACGCAACCGGCGCACGTCGCTGAAAGACCTGCTTTAGCCAGCCAAGCCTGCACTGGCGACATTTCCCAGAGCTTGGACGGACGCCCGAACGCAAAGATGATGAACGAGGCCGACGAGATGGCCATCAACGTGTTAGCGGTGGCGTTTATTAGGGTGATGGTGTTCATCAGGTGTTTCGGTTGAGTTCACCCTCATAACGTGCCTCGCGAGAGTGTCTACGGCCTTTAATCCGCAAAACCCCAGCAAGAACGCGATGGCGTGCTCTATTTGCACTGAATCTACCTTTGCGAGCTGCACGACAACCGGCGTCAGGTAGTTTGCGCTCATGGATCCGCCCACAAGAGCGACGACCGTTTTTCCAGCGTTCTGAGATGACGTCTTTGAGGTCATCAACAAAGCACCAAACAGGCCCGCAGCGAGCAGCGAGATGTCAAATCCGTACTCTTTTGGGCTCATCGATTTTGAAGCTGTTTCAGGGCCGCCACTGCATTGAGTGCGTCCTGCTCGCAGGCTGAGTATCTGGCGGCTGAATACCACGTCTCATTTCCCTGCGCTGTGTATGTCTGGTTTTTCGTCAGCCGCAATATCCCGCTCGGAGGATACAGCGATGCCTGAGGAACTGATGAGACGCTGACGCAGGACGTCAGCACGAGCGTCGTCGCCAGCAGCACGAGCAGTGAGAATCTGGTTTTGAACATCATCGCAGTAGGCTTCTATGTCTCGCTCAAGTTCCCATTTCGCTCGAACCGCTTTGATCCCCATGTAGGACTCAACGGCCCTGAGGAGGGACAACAGAAGAGGCAGCATTGGGTGCTGGTGCTTGGATTACGGGAGAGATCTGCACAGCGGGAATGGCCGGAGCCTGAGCAGACGCCGCTTTTGCGTGAGCCGCCTTCTGCTGCTTGATGAAAAACGCAGCACAGGCAGCCAGAGCTGCCAGAGTGTGCGCCACGGTTGTCACCGCGCCGTCTGGAGCGTGAATTCCAACCATAACAAGCAGGCCGGACAAGCCAGCGTAGGACGAGTCTTCTTGGAGACGTTCGAGGATGTAGTCTAGCATATGGATTCGATTTTTGCTTTCACGTCAGCGGTTCGGTTAAGCCAACCGTCGAGAAACTTTGCGTCCGCTGGCTCTTCTTCGACCAGCGCATAATAAAACTTTTTACGTTGTTCGGCAATCCGGAGGGCGACCTCCTTTTCTCCGACCTCTTTGACGGCTTTATTCATCATCGCCAAAGTGTTTGGCCCGACAATTCCGTCAGCCGTTGCTCCAACAGCCCGTTGCAAAAACAGACCAGCCTGATGGATGCCTGTGTTCACACAGGTATCGAAATGAACCAGCGCAATTGCTGAAGGCATATCGTCGCATTTTGCTTTGTCCCAGTATTCGGTTTGGTAGATGTTTGCGGCCTGTTCCAGCGTAAGCGAGGCGATCTGAACCTTCGGATGAGATCTCTGGTCGATCCCCCATTTTGTGAGCCCCCCTTTATCTGAGGTGACGTTTTCAGGAATGACGTACTTGTAGTCCCCGTAATGCCCTTTTGCGAAGACAACTTCGTGCTGAAGAACAAACATCAATGCGTTTTGAAACGATTTGCTCATGGTTGGCTCCTTTCCAGAATTCTTCCCCACAATTCTTTGCGGTCTCGCTCGCAATCGATAATAGCCTCGCGCAGATCTTTAATCTGATCGGCCAGAGCTTTGAGGTGCTCGTTCCTTTCTTCGTTCAGCTTCACGATGAGACCTTTGTTCATGTTTTGCATCCAATATAGAGCGATGCAGAACATCACAAAGTACGGCCCCTGACCTTCTGCCATTTTGAGAAGAAGTGGTTCCATGCTAAACATAAACAATGTTGATGACAGAGTCTCCAGCGGCCGCAACTGCGGTTGCGTCGAGCGGCGCAGCATTTAATGTTATGGCATACGAAAACCCACTATTAAGCCTAATTCCACCAAGCCCGCAATTGTAACTGACGTTTCCGTTCAGCGGAATGTTTAGTACTGGAGCAGTTACGCCAAGGTTTACTGTTCCCGTATTGAATATTTTTAAATAGTTTGTCACTCCAGTTTTTGCAAAACCCCAGATGGAAGTGATTGTGGTAGAAGTTCCTGACGCTTTTGCGGAAACGAGGTTTGTCGTCGCGGCAGCAACTAAGCTGGACGTTGTTGGGGTTGGGGTTGCCCCAACCGCAGAAGTTGGAATAATGCTTACGCCGCTCAAAGCGGGAGTTGGCCCAGCAGTTGTCGTCAAAGACAATGTAAACGTCGATGTGCCAGCGGTGATTGCTGCTGAGGTTATAACCCGACAATAAAGCGCACCAAACGTAGAAAACAAAAACAATGTGCTTGCAACGCCCATGTTTGTTGCCTGACTAAATGTTCCACTTCCAAGCCAAACACTTGCGCTTGCATAGTTGATTCCGTCATAGGAAAACTGAACCTGCAAAGCCATGCCAGTACTTGCGCTCGAAATTAAAATCGAGCCAGACCTATAATTTCCGCAATAAAATGGCCCAACAAGTACTGCGTTTTGAGCAAATGTCGCCGCCGAACTGAACGGAATAATGGCAGGAGCAGGGTTGTCCAAGTATGACTGCGTCGCCCCCGTCAAAGTTCCAAAAGCTGAAAAGGTAAAAGTGCCAGCAGTTCCAGCGGTTCCAGTTACAATCCTGTAAATGTAGCTAGACGATAAAACGATTGACGCATTTCCTGTTGTAGAAATTGCTGTCTGAGTCGTCCAAGTAACCCCTGCGTCGAGACTGTATTGAACAAGCACAGTTTGCCCAGTGCCTAAACTTGTTGCATTGTAAACAATCTGAGAGTATTGCGAGCCGTCAATGTATGGCACCAGTATGGTTCCAGAACTCATAATCCCAGATTGACTGAGATTGTAAAAATATTGAGATCGTGGAGGCAGGCTTACCCCTCCAATTTGATTTGTGCCTGATGGCAAAGGGGCAAGAACAATTCCGTTTTGTGGAGGTATTGCGACAACTTTTTCGGAGAACCCGTAAAAAATAGTGCCATTTCCAGCAAAAGCAAATTGGCTTGAGACATTCCTTAGTCGAACCTGCGTCAATCCAACAACAGAACAAGCAATGATGCCAATGTTGGTTCCATCGTTGTTTGGTAGCGTGGATGTTGCCGCGCCAGTCTTCAGGTTTACAAGCGGCAACGGAAACCAGCTACTTCCATCCAGCGTTCCGTCAACAAATAGGTAGTTCCCGTTGACATAAAGCCCTGACGCTTCAAACAAAAACGTGGCCGCAGAAATGGTGCTTACCGGAACCGTTACCGTTTGCCCCGCATAAGTCCCACTGATAGTGGCTGAAGTGATAGCCGAATTCAAAAATACCGACTTCAACGCGGAAAGCGTCGTCTCGGTTGCTGCTCCCGTAGGAAGAACCGAACTGGTGACGCTGACATTTGACGTGCCACCGCCAGTGGACGCGGTTGAAACAGTGCCCTGCGCGAACCTGAGCGTGATGCTTGTTGAACCAGAGAAACCAGCAAGCGTCAAAAACGCGATTCGAGAGTACCCAGCGATGTTTATTTGACCGATGTAGTTTCCGGAAGGCAGCCCGCTCAACGATGTTACCGACCCTGTTTGAGTGTCAACGTACCTAAGGGCAACATAGTTTGTTCCGTCTACGCTCCCCCAAACAGACACAGCACTGCCAGACCATGAGCCCGTAATAAACAGCGCGGCTGTTGTGTAGCCCGAAACGTCCCACGTCGCGTTCGTGTTTTGAGCTGTTAACGTAGACGTCGCCGACGAGTCGCTGTTGTTGATTGCGCTCGTTAGAGTGGTTCCCTGAATTAGCATATTAAGCGGTCAAGTAAGTGATTTGAGTGGCTCCGATGCCATAAAGAGAGACTGTGCCGGTCGGAATAAATGATGAGAATTCAAGAACCCCACCGCTCCTTAATAGGAAGCCGAGAGTGGCTGAAGCGGATGCTCCTATGTTAAGCCTGAGATCCGCTGTGCCAGTGTTTTGAAACAGCGCGTAATTCACCGCAGACGTTAAAGTCGTCAAAGTGACAGGGCCGCCCGCGTTTACGGTCAGAGAAGAGAGGCTCGCTGGCCCACAGTTTACTGGTAGTGCTATCATATTAAGACATAGCCTCTTGACAGATCAAATGCGCCCCGACGTTTGCTCCGTTTGAAAACGTGGCAGATCCAAGCGTGGTCGCGCTTGTTGTTCCACTGAGCGTGAATGTTGCAGCCACCAGAGTGGGCGTCGCGGTGATCACGAACGTGTTATTGTAGGCTGATGGGACAAACCCAGAAAGAGTGATCGAATCCCCCACGTTCAACCCATGAGGTTGTGCAAACGTGATTGTGGTAGTTCCGCCGCCTCCCACGCACGCTACAATTGCAGGTGAAGGAGTCTGCGTTGATTTTGTTGTCACCGCCACAGTCAGAATGTCTGGAGTCCCTGCATTGATTGTGTTGTAGAGCGGGAAAAAACTACTGAGATCAATGTTCAAGATGCCGCTACCCCCAGCGGGCGTCGTGAACGCGTACACAACTTCTCCTCCAGTAAATGAAGTCGCCAACACGTCTCTGGTGGCAAATGAATTCTCAGACCCAAGCTGTGCAAGTTGCTGAAACCCAGCATTGAGCAATTTAATCGAAGAAAGAGGGCTGCTTGCAACTAATTCGACAACGCACAACGAGTCCGATGAAATCAAAAGCTGCTGTGGCAGCAATTGGCCCCTATTCGGAACGCCAATATACATAGGGCTTGTAATTGTGACTCCAATGTTTGATCCGGTAGAGATTGTCTGCTGGTTTACTGTCAACTGGGCACTTGGTTGATCGTATGCAACAATTCTTGTGTCTGGGGCAAAGCAACTTGCTATTACAACCGCTCCAATTGGCCATGATCCAACTGCGTTAACCGTTACGGTGTAGCTGTTTGCAGGAGCATACCAAATCATGGTTCCAACTTGGTCAATTCCTGCAACTAGCGGTGCTCCATTGCCAAGAATAGGGTCTTCGTAGGTGATGCTGTTGCTGGTGTTCGCGGTAATTCTCCCCACCTGTATATTTCCATCTACCCCAAGATAAGAAACATACCTGTTCACATACTGATTTGTTCCCCAGTTCGCTCCCCCTTTTGTTGCCGTCCCTACTTTTGTCGCGCTTGTAACCGGCGGAGAAATAAGCACAAGAGAGCTTGGGCTTTGTACTGAATAGTAAAAGGATGAGTTCAGAGACGATGGAGTAAATCCAGTCAGCGTGACTTTTGACGTGTACACAGTTGCGGAGACGCCTGTGGCGGTTGCCGTTGCTGCGTTAGTCATTGTCAATATGACATATCCAACCCCATAAATTGGCATTCCGGTTGCAATGCTGTTTGCAGGAAGATTTGCGCTGACTATCAACACTCCAGCACCCATTGACAGGTATGACGCTGTGTACAACGTGACTTGAGTTGACCCAACGGTCGTATTAAGCGTGCCAGCAACTACTACTGAAGGATCAATCCCATGTTGCGATCTGAACGTCAGCGTCGAGTTTTGATAACTCCGAACTATTGGAAGATTTCCGTTTGACGTGAACGACGCGGTGTTTGGCCCAAACAAAAAGTATCCCTGCTGTGCTCCGCCTCCGCCTATGTGCGTGATTTCGAGCGTTCCCATTGCGCGGCCCTGAATTGAGAGCACAGGAAAACGCGTAGAGTTTGGCGGTATGTATCGGCGCGGAACCGCTGGGTTCATCCCGTAGCTGTAAGTGAACCCTCGCTGCTCATCTCGGCGTCCTTCCACGATGACGGACACTCCGTAGTGATACATCGTGTTGGCAACAGCAGTTCCTCCAACGTCACGCTGCTCGTAGCGCACAGGAAGGTTTCCTGTGCGGCTCCAAGAGGTCACGCCGGTCTTTGCTGCCGGAACGCCGCCAGAGCCAGCGGGAACGCCCCCTCCGGCCCAGCCATTGGCAGTTGTGATCTCGTGCAGGATGTATTGCTCTCCACCAAGAAAAACTCCAAATCGAATAGCCCCCGCGCCGTACCACGCGTATTCGAGCCAAAACATTTGAATCTTTGTCCAGTCGAGTTGGTTCTTGATATTTTGAGGGTCGCTCCAATTTGCAAAGTCCACTTTGACGGTGTTGATGCCAGTGGCGGCCACCTCGTTTGGGTAGTAGTTTGTATCGCTTCGGACACACACATACATTCCAAATGGATTTGTGGCGGTTGTCACTCCCTGCTCAAAAAACGCACCATTGCTATCATCAAAGAACCCAAACCGTTGAAACTGGTTTACGTTGGCCGCGCCAAGCTGAATTGCGGTGGCCAAAAACATCGATTTCCCAGGCTGATATCGATGATAAGGTCTTGTCTGCCTTATAGTTATGGCGTTTGAAGACGATGGCAAATACATGGCGCATCCACCTGCTCCAGCCAAGTGCGTGATTGCGCCTCCGTTGGCTGTATACTCCTCCCAGCGTAACGGTTGTTTCCCATATTCAAAATCTGCATCATACACGTTCTGCGACTGGGTCACCTTCAGGCGTCCCACAACGTCTTTGATGCGCTTGCTGTAGTCGGTGCGAGAAGTTGCGGTTGTGAGTGCCATGTTAAGCCCAGATGATGTTGATTGTTCCGGTTACTCCACCGTTCAGGTTGATTGCCTTCACGTCGCCTGTTGGAACAAATGAATTTCCAAATTCAATGACGCTGACTCCGGTGGCAGGATAGAGAACAATTCCGTTTGTGAGGGACGGCACTGATCCGTCAAAAGTGATAAATATCGGCCCCTCTCCGTTGCTTGGATAATCAAGCTGGATCCTCAAATACCTTCTAGAGGCGTTTGCAGGAAGCAGCGTTGCGACGACGTTGGCCGTCAGCATGGTTGTTATAAAGTTCCCAACTCCAGAGAACCTGCCCGAATTGTAAGGAGTGCCCATAATTCTAAAGTGTTAAACTAGACTGCGCGGCGTCCCCTTTTTTATCAGGGACGCCGCGAGTGTCTAGGCTCTCAGATTAGAGACCGGTTGCGCTGGTGGAGCAGGGCAGAGGATTGCCATCAAACGGGCACCGCTTGTACAAGACAGGCATCACGTTTTGTGGGCGAATTGGCTGAATTGCACGAGAGATCTGGTAGATGTGCTGACCAAAATCTCCGTAGAGGTTGCAGTCATTATCCCTTATGTACATCCATTCTAATTCACCCATTGCAAGCTGCGGAGCGAACCTGAAAGTGCCTTCTCCAGCGTAGCTTTCGGGCACCAAACGCTTGAATGCGTCGCCTGCAATTACGAAAGCCACCTCGTATGGAGCGTTGACCCAATCGGGATTCCGACGCTGTGCAAAACCGTTGGTGACGGCGGTGCTGATGATCGGGTTTACGAGCACCAGATTTCCGTTTGCGTCAAAGCCGGTTGCGCGTAACGGTTGCTGATCGATGCCAAACGCGAAGCCACGATAGCCCTGAAATTGATATCCAGAGATCGAGTCTTCACCCAGCTTGAACGAGCCAGCGGTCAAGTAGAGCAGGTCTTCTTTGACGTCGGCGTCGTTGCGGATCTGCTCAATCGCATCCGCCCCCATCATCACTTGGAAGAACTCGCCTTCCTTTGCAGCAAAGGGCTCTGCAAGCATTTCTTCGCGAAGGAATGTTCCAGCTCGATACAATGTCTTGAAGTTAAGCGGCCCATCAGGAAGGGTTTGCGCGAACTTGGTATTGATATTTTGCATATCACCAGTCAAGTTCGACCCAAATCCCTGCGTGGAGTTCACGACGTATTTGACGCCAGACTGGATCAGGTACTGATACCGGATATCGGCGTTGATGATTTGCAAGATGGTCTTCTCAAGCGAGACCTGAGCCTGCAAGTACGAGCCTTTGAACGCAGTACGCGCTTGTTTGACACAAACGCGAGGGCCAGCCCCACGAAGCGTCTGCAAACTGAACTGGTACTCGGTCGAACCCACCTGATCGGGAGTCGCGCCAACGCCGCAAAGGCTGGCGTCATCCACAAACGTAGGCGATGCGAGACTTGCAGCGGGGACGGCCATTTCTTCAACGACCGAACGCACAACGTCAGACACGTTTGGGAGTGTTCCCCCGTCTATGCTGTTGATGTACGGGGATTTACGAGCTAAGACCTTCGCGATCTGCCCGATGATCCGGTTAACGTCTTTGCTCGCAAAATTTTGAATGGTAGCGAGCGGAATGCAGTTTGAATTGGTAGCCATAATGGTCTAAATGGTTGCTGAGTTTGGGGTTGGGTTGGTTGTTAGTTTTTGAATGCGCGGAATCCGAATCCTGCTTCTTGTCGTGCTGGGTCGGAATACCCACGCAACATCAAGCGAGAAGACCCAGCGTCGTTGAGGTATGCGCCTCCACGAACGCGGCGTCCGTACAGCGGAGCGGAGTCATCAAAGCACCACTCGAATACGTTCCCGCTCATATCATACAGCCCACCAGCGTTAGCTGCCTTTGTTCCAACAGGTTGAGCCCCTGCTCCAAGCGCAAGAATGTCACGCGTCCACGCAACAGTGCTTGCAGTATTGCTTCCAGAATAGGTAAGCGTTCCACCGGCAACGGATCCGCCGCTTCCAGCCCATTCCCATTCTTTTTCCGTTGGCAGACGATAGCCATTTGCGGCGGCGTCTACGTTTGGCACAACGTCTCCAGACGTGTACAAAACGGTCGCAACCAACGTGCCAGTGGCCGCCGCCGTTCCAGATACCACAGTGGGATATGTGAACGTCGTGGCGTTTACCACAAACACAGGCTTTGTCAGGTTGTACCCAGTGGGAGTTGCGCCAGTGATGCGAACCCACGACCCAGACGACAATTTGTGTCCTGTGGGCACAATTGCTGTGGCTACAGTGCCTGAGCTGGTCAGCGACCCTACAGACAACGTGCCAACATTGTAGACGGGGTTCAGTCCAGCCTGAATGCTTGCAGCATTTAGCCATTTGAGCGCGTCGTACCAGTTGATAGTTTCAACAGGGGCGGTGGCGGAATTGCCGGATCCAGAAAGCTGAAGATCAAAACCGCCAACGCCATTGGCGTAGGTGCGAATTGTCTGGAACTCCGTCCAATTTACTTCAGTTGGGCCTACACTAAAGGTGTTGACCGTCTGTCCACTAAAATTAGAGCCGGTTCCAAACGTCCCGCCCTGCAAATTCACTGTTGGAGTCCAAGCAGCGTTTGAGGTTTCGACGCCCAGAGCCAACGCTAAAACTGCGACTGCAATTTTGAACAATTTCATGCGAGTTTCTAACGAGTTGGGTTGGGTTGGTGCTTGACCAAATCCCCTCGTTTGAAACTCAGGGCTACACGTCAAGCGCGTCAGGGATCCGTTGTGGATCCTGAGTGACTTTGTTGGTAGCCCCCGTCGTCTGGGCAGATATTAAACGACCGTTTCGCGGTTTACGTCACGCCAACGGCACCTAGAGCGGAGGTACATCCCGATGAGTTTGCTTATGACACAACAGTTTCGTTGTGGCAAGTCGTTTCAAATAGCTCTCGCATTTTTTCCGACCTGCTTTTTCCGGAATCTTTTTGAACATGAGCCACCTGATCAAACGTCACCGGCTCAATACCCAGCACGTCACACTCAGCCAAAACGCGGCCGGATTCCGTCAAGTCTTCGTTCAGGAATCGTCGAATGGCAGACGTGACGTGCTCTTTTGTGGCGTACACCAAGTAGGCAGGCCCGCTGTTCACAAGCAGCGTCTTTTTGGAGATAGCATCTGCGTCCGCCGGAGTCATACTTAGGTTTAGGACGCCGTAGTCGCTCATCCAACCGCCGCCAGCGGCATCCAAAGCGCACCAACGCGTGTACCGCGCATGGATGTATGGCGTCAGTGGCACCAGTGATTGGTGGCCCATCACCGCCTTTGCCAGCTTTTGCTGTAGTTTGTTGTACAATGAGCTGGCCTGAGCGTGAGACCGGTTAAGCATCACCGGCTCCCACCCATTTGCGGCCCACGATGTTTTCCACCAGTTAGCGCACCCGAACTCTTCAGCTTGATCGTCTGTTGGAACAGATTGGTAAAAGGAGAATATTTTTTTCATGTATCAGTAGGCTTTGAATCCGACGTGCTTTACAGGCGTCCCTAAGTCGATGAAACACTGGTGCCCCGCTTTCTTGGCTCGTTCACAAAACGAAACGTCCTCGCCTTTTGGATGCCCAAGCGGCCTGAAATAATCGAACGGCTGACCGGCCTGCATAGGTGCAAGCTCCGGAAACTTTTCCCGAATATCGTCAAACACTCGCCGGTGAATCATCATGGCTCCAGTGCCCACCCAGTCCACCGGCGCAATCTTGTCGGAGTACGCCCGCGCATGGGAGGCAAGCGACTGGTCGCTACACATTAGCCCGCTACCGTCCCTGCGGCCGAAATACGCCCCTCCAATGAGCGTCTTGCCTGATCCTATCAGCCGGTGCAGCAGATGCCGCTGCAATGGCTCGTCAGGCGTTTTGGCCTCGGACGGAAACCACGAGCGAAACCAAGCGGCCCGTCCAATTGATGGCACTATGTCGTCATCAATGAAGAACAGCCACTTGGAGTCGGTTTCCAGAAACCGCTGCGCCATGATGTTTCTGGCGTGGTAGATCATCGCGTCACCAAGAACAGTGTCCGTCCGGATCCTGTCTTTTCCAAAGTCTTGCAGCATGGCGTTGATAGCGTCCGACGTGACCACATTGATAGTCCGGTGTACGCATTTCCCGATAAAAATGTCCCGACCGGCAAATTCGCACCGGTAGGATGGCATTCCGTTCTTGTCGTGAGACTGCGTGATCGGATTTTCCTCCGGCTCAATAGGCACCTCGGCGGGAACGTCCTCAAGAGCTGCTTTGGCTGGCCTGCCACGCTTGCGCTTAAACTCGGCGGGCTCAGGCGTCCGTTCCGTATCACCGTCCTCGGTGGCGACGTCGATGTTTGGATCTTCAACCGGAGGCTCCACCGGCATTTTAGCCGCCGGAGGCTTCACCTCGACGCTTGCAACCGGCCGACCGTCTAGGCTGGCTGGAGGGCGAATAGGAGTCTGAAATGGGTTTGCAGAATCGAGCGCGTTGAGCGTTCGTTCCTCCATGGGAGATACTTTTGTTTCCATGGATTAAATTCCAGCCTCATCAAGCCCCAAGTCGATTGCGTCCGACGCGGACATTTTGATCCGGTCGCTCATGCTAGAGCGGCTCGACATCTGTCCCTGCACCGTTGTCTTTGGCATCCGGCCGGAAGATTTCAGTGACGAATTCTCGCGCTGCAATGCCTGAAGCTGCTGTTGGAGCTTTGCCATGTTTGCCTGCTCAATACGGAGCTGGCTTGTCACGACGTGCGACAACGTCGCAGCAGCGGCCACAGCGGCCCTTTCCTGAGCGGTCTGAGGAGCCAGTGCTGAGTTAAATTTATCAGCCAAATCGCTCACGCCAGCGTTGTGACGTTGGATTCTGGCAATCTGGTCGGGCGTCGCATTGGGCGGGATCTCCTGAAAACGAGCCCATGGCACATTCATGGTGATGTTTTCGACGTAGTCGTTAATCTGGCCGTACTCCTGCTCCTCGCGCTGCTGTGCCTCAAACTCGCGCTGACGCACCCATTCAGACTGGTTCTGCGTGGCCATCTGCAAGTCTTGCTCTTTGGCCGACTCCCAGTCTTCGAGGTTGACCAAAGACTGCTCCAGCCGTCGTGCGTCCACGAATCCGTCGTCGGTGTTCGCCAGCTTGTCGATGATGTTTTTCTTCCACCACGACTTGGCAACTTTGCTTGGCCCACCGGCGTCTTCAATCGATTTGATGACGTCGTCGCTGGCGCGGTGCTTCCGCAACAGGTTGTAGATTCCGTTGGAGAAATTCTTGATCGGCTCGTCGTACTTCTGCTTGAAGGACGGGTCGTTCTTGAGGTCAAACGTGCTACGGAACCTCTTCAGTTCTTCGTAATCGTCTGGGAGCTGTCTCTGCTGCTCCACTTCAGCGAGACGCTGACGCAATATCTCAGCCTCGGCCGCCTGACGCTTGGCGACGCTTGCGCTTTCAGCGAGCTTCCTCCAATTGCTCTGCTGCTTCTCCGACATGTTCGGAGGCATTGGGATGGCCGCTATCTCTGGGTCGAGATCCGGAGCCTGCTGTGTCCCAGTATTTGTCCCAGAAAATGTCCCGTCGGGATTCCTCGCAGGCTGTTGTTGCTGAACGGGTTCTTGACCTGTGTTTCTTGAAAACTGGCCAGAATTGTCCTGAGAAATGTCCAGACCTGTGTCCGAACCGATGTCCGCTGCATCTAACGCAGAATCGATCATATCGAGATCGTTCTGCGATGGTTTGTCTGCGTCTAGGCTAGGTGCGTTTCCCGCTGGGTTCGTCACAGTGCTTTCTGGCACTTCCAAGTCGTTTTCGTTGGGCATAGTGTATGTATAGTTTTGCTTTCATGTATTTATTTATGGTGGTTAATGTTACATTGAGGTGAAGTTGCCGGAGGCACCTTCATCTGCTTGCGGTTTTTCTGACAGCATATCCTCCAGCACTTGGATGATGCGCTCGCACCCTTCCTTATGCTTGGCCTCCAATGCCACAGCCTCAATCGTCGTGCCCAGTAACGGGGGCACATTCTCTCTGAGATGTTGCAGGAGCCTCCCGCCGCTCTGGCGGTAGTAGCTCCTAAATTGTGCGCGGTCTTGTTCGGTGAACATAGCTTAGAAAGCGGTCGGCGGGCGGGGAGGATTTGCAGTTTGGTCGATGATGCCAGCCTGCGTTGGATGCGCGTTTGCATACGCGCTTCCTGTTTCCCTGACTGCTGCGCCGGTCATCCTGTGGCCGCCTCCACCTCCACCTCTATGGTGCGCGGCCGCCGGTGCAATGTCCGGAGGTGGCGGCGTCCCATGCCCAGCAGTGAGGTGCTGATGCGCCATCTTGTACGCCTGCGTGTACTGAGCGACCTCCTGAGGGTTCATGCCTTTTGCTTGAGCGGCCTGAACGTGCATTGCGAAATGCTCCATCGCCTTTGCAATCGGCGCGACAAGCTCCGGAGTCAACCCACCGGCCGGTGCGCTCTGCATAAGAGGCATGAGCTTTTGCAGAAGCGTATCCAGATGCACTTTGTCGTTGTCTCTTGGCGAGACTGGAACGTCCTGACCGGCGATGATGGATTGCAGTTCAATAATCTGCTGACGCGTCGCCTCAATCGCAATCGCCTCAACTTGGTCTTTCGGAAGAATGACTTCGTTCGCGATGCTCTCGCCCATCTTTTTCACCCAGTCCAATTTCATCAACGCGTCTTGGTTGATGTTTGGGTTTCCGGCGTACCTCTGAATCAAGAGGTCGAGCATTTGATTGTCCTGCGCCGTAGTGTCAGGCAGCAGTTCCGACGCGGGGCTGTACGCAAGCAGTAGAATATCGGACGGCGGTAGGTTCTTATCCAGCATCTCAAAGCAGCACTGAATTGCGTCTTCGTCGAGATGCTCCGGCACTTCAAATGGGATCAGGAACGGAGGAAGTTCCATGCTCGACTTGTCGAAGGCGTCCACGACCTCTCTACGCGCCCAGATGGCCCCATGCTCTGTCTGGCGCACGATATCCATCTTCGCCTTCAGGTCGGCCGCCGCTTTGATGTGCTCAGGGTGGCAGATGCCGCGCTGCATTCGCTCGACGCCCTGACTGAACTGGCGCGAGAATCGCATCAGCACGCCCTGCCTTAGCTGGTTTTCAATCGCCGCCACGCGGTTGACCTCGGAGGCGGTCTTTTTGCTCCCCTGCGTTTCCACAGGCGCGGAAGGCAGGAACGTCCCAACTTGGATTTCTGCGAGGTTGGAAACAAACTGGTCGAGCTTTAGGAAGTCTTCAATGTCCGCCGGTAAAGATTGCGGGATGACCTCGTACCCATCGCTTATCAAAGCCACCGGATGGTTAACGGTAAGGGGCGCAATGTTAGGTTTCGCCGTCGGGCCTTTCTTGATAAGCAGGAGCCCCTTCAAATACGAGTTGTCTATCACCAGATTCCGCGCCTTATCGACCGCGACGTGGGTGTTATACAGGTCTCGCCCCGCTCCCCTCGAACTCATCAAGTTCCCCGACCCGATCTCAACAGAGAACAGGGCGAGGCTTTCGCTCATTTTGTTGTACCGGTCGATCTGGGTGCAGATTTCGTCTCCACTCTTATCATCGAACAAGAACCGGCTAATCTTGCCATGCGGCTCCTTAACCAATATCTCCCCCAGCTCAACGTACTTTGCGTCATTCTCGTAGCTAGCCCCATAACTCCCCTCCCTCATCCAGTCTTCATATCTTCGTGCGTCGTCATCCGCATCGAGCGTGCGACCGGCCGGAATGGCGTTGTTTATGGCTTTGACGAGATTCTTAATGTGCCAGCCCGCCATGATGCTCATCTCCTCGTTTTCGAGGATTGGAAGCAGCTCTGCGATTTGATACCGCCGCTTCTTTGCCCAGATTGGCGTGGCGTCTACGGTCTGGGGCGTCTCAATCGAGAAGAACGTGTAATCCTGCCTGCAAAACTCTGGCTTCCAGTCGCGTAGGTCGTCCCAGCTCCACGCGCAGAACCCAAACACTGTGTTCTCGTGAACGGTCTGGGCAAGCAAATCGTCAAACCCATGCCATCCCCTGATGCACTTGGTGATGGAATCCCGAAAGGTCTTGGTCTTGTGCTCGGAATCAATCCCATCGACTGGGTATTTTGTGAATGTCAGGCTCGCCGCCTGTTCAATGATCTGCCTGAACGGAGGTTGCAGGCGAGAACACATAGTACTGAGAAACCCAGTAGGGCGGTTGCTACGCCAATTTTGCCCCATGCTGTCGAGCTTCTTGGGCTGGTACGGTGTTTCATTATTGAGCTTCTTCTGAATGAGTTGGTTTTTCCTGTTCCGCTCGACGTTCTGTTGTTTCAGTCGCCGGTACGCGGAATGCGCCTGATTTGCGTCCTTAAACGTGCGACGCACTTGCAGGGTTTTTTCATCAATTGTATCGGTGTTCCCGTTCGACGGGTCACGCACCTCCAGATTCAGAATCCGTGGCTTTTCGTGGTGATCCTGAATGCGCGGTGCTTTGTCCGCGTATTGGTCTGTGATGCGTGGGTCGAAGGGTTTTGTGGCCATATTAAATCGTCACCCAGCAATAGTCTGGGAGGTTGCTTGCTTTCTGAAGTACGCCTCGATCTAAAAAAATGGCCGTCCGGTTGTCGTGCCGCATTAACCGGCACCCTCCCAATACGGGGCTGCTTGCAGTGTCCCGCGCCTGACGCACCGACGCACACAGGCGGTCGGCGGCCACGATGCAGGACGAGCAGCCGCCCCTCCAGTTGACGTTTTGCGGGCATCCTCGGCACAGCTTTGCCCGCTGCTCTGCTAGGTCGTCTGTGACTAGCGGCACAGGGTCTGTGGATTGCAGGATGTTTTTCGCCCACTGCGTCACGTCGTTCATCAGCTCTGTGGTTGATGTAGGTGGCGTCACGCTCGTGATCGCCACCATATCAACCCCATGGCAGTTCTTTGGCCACGACGAGCACAGGTAGCTGTTCACGTCGCCTTCAACATCACCGGCCGGTAGATGGTTTTCGGCCCGATACCGCTCGACGGTTTTCAGCAACTCAGGGTAGCTGTACGCGTCGAGGCGGACGTCAGACTGGAAGTAATGCCAGCCTGACGGCGGAACGAGACCGATGATGGGTTTGGCCATATTATGGAACGAATTCGTGGTGACACTTGGGGCAAATGCACGTCTCTGACGGTTCTTTTTCCGGCTTTTCCTCCTCTTCAGGCGGAATTGCAGGTGAACCGATCATATCGTCAAGCTCCTCTTTTGAAAAGCCCAGCAGGCTCAAATCGAAATCCGCGTCGTTGAGCGCGTCAATCTCGGCCGCCAGCACGTCAAAGTCCCAGCTCGCCATATTCGGGAGCTGGTTGTCTGCAATGGTGTAGGCTCGAATCTGAGCTTGGGTCAAGTCGTGCAGCACGATCACCGGCACCAACTCGATGCCAAGCTCCGTTGCGGCCTGAATGCGCCCATGCCCCGCGATGATCTGCCCCGACGGCGTCGCCAGCACTGGGTTTGTGAACCCAAAGTGGGTGATGCTGTTCTTGAGCGCGTCCACCTGCTCTTTCGAGTGGCGGCGGGCGTTTCCGGTATACGGCTGAAGATCGGAGACCTTCAGCATTTGCACCTCAAGCCGGTTCCGTTGTGGCGTATCTTCGCTCGTGAGTTGAGCAAACGTGGATTTTTTGGCCATTGTGTAGTTTGATGCTTTTTGAGGTTAAGACGTCACAACGAACGTAGACCGGCGGGGCTCCTAAGCAAGAGGGCGTGTAATCAATGTGCCCGCACCGGTGTAACTTTCTTGGTTTTGGTTCCTTATCTTCCTTTGGTTTTTTGTAGTCCTTCATCGAACGTGCCCTTCTTTTTCATCTTTGCTTTTGTGGAGTTGAGCAGCAGCGCAAAAGGTTTTGTGCTGGTACTTGCGAGGAGGTCGTTGTCGTCGAGTGGCAGGCCCGACGCGATCACCTGCTCCATCGTGGAGTACACGCGGCAATATTTGAGAGCGTGCTTTTCTATCAGGTAGTCGTGCAGCCCTCCGTAGGACGCAGTGAGGTTCAGGTTCTCAGGGATCAACCCCAGCCTATCCACCCAATAGTTTACAGACTTGGTGAACGCCCAGAACACAACATTCGGGCGTTTTGTCACCACTTCCAGCCACGCATCAAAGTACCTTTGGGAGAAGAAATCTCCTCCTGAGTGAATTCTAAAATGCGTCGCTTTGTCTGGGAACTGAGAGTTGATCAGGTCGGCCATCTTGCCTGAATCTCCTTTGCAGCCCCTAAGGGCGTCGAGGTTGTCCCACACAGCTTTCCTGACGGCCGGATACCTCTCACCCATGGCTGAGTAGCATGGGAATTTCCTCTCTGGGTTTGACTGCATTTTCCCAGTTTCCCGATTCACAAGCGTAAGGCATTCAATTGCCGCTGGGCATGAAAACCCAGACGGTAAATTGAACGTCCACGCGGACTTGAGGTATCGGTTCGAGTTCGAGAAATGCAGGCGCATACTAGATGAGGATGAAGTTCTTGATCGGGACGTGGAACATAGGTTCCTGATCGGTCTCCTTATCTTTGGTTTCCCATCCTCCCAGAGCAGCAAAGCTGTCATTGAAGTTCTCGGTATAGCCAATCGCGTCAGTCCACTGAATCAGAAGCACAAACGGCACTTTGGCAACTTTAGACAACTCCATACCAAGCATCACCTTATCAAGACTGAGGCAAAGCGTCGGATATCTTTCTATGGACTTTTTCCGACACTTAATTTCAACAAGCTCCATCAGCCTATCGCCAACATACACGCCATAGTCTAGGCGGTATTTCATTGGCAACTTCGATGCATACACGCCTTTGTGCTTTGCGTACTTTTTGATGACCTCGAACTCCGCATCGAGCATCTCTTTGGTTTCCCATGGCTCCCATTGGGAATCCTTCAACCTCTTTACATCTTGGCTCAGGCTCGCAATCTGGCTTTCCAAGAACTTTATTTTGTCGTGCATCTCTTGATTCATTTCAGGTCTAGTTTGTTGGCATTCCTAAGTTTCTTGCAATCCAACGCTTGAAGCAAAAGGTCTGCGTACATCACTGCGTCAATGACGGTTTCGTCAGCCGTCCAGTTTTCCGACTTTGGATGGGACAGCATCGCCGCCATTGCCGCAATTGCTGCTCTTTGGCGCAGGTCATTTCGTTCCCGATCAGTTCGTATAGCTGCAAACAGCTCCTGTCTCTGGGGAGGCTCTTTAACGCCCATTAGCAGGGCTTCCAATTCCTCGAACGATTTCTCCTTCTGGCTCATTTTGCTCCCTCTTGATTAAGTATTATCTCCACCCTGTCAGAGACAGGGAACTTGAAGTCTCGAATGAAGGTTATGGCGGCCGCCTTACTTTGAAAACGGGCGATCTTCATGCCGACCGACCCGCACTGCATCCAAAGGCAAACGGACTTCCCATCCCCCCACCCACCGGCTGAGACGAACCATTTGTGTGGCTCGTCGGCAACCTCGTCCAACACGCGCTTTGCGTTCAGGATTTGATCGGCGGTGCTCATGCTTTTTTCTGCCTGATGTAGTCCAGAAGTTCTTGTGTCTTCGCAGCTTTCTGCGCCGTTCTAAACTGCCTCTCTGCAAGCAGCTTCTCAGCGGCGTTGCAGGAGAACGTGACAAGCGCATCCAGCTCTTTGTCAGACATTGAGGAAGTTTCACCAACAAGCAGACCGTTGAACACAGCCAGCGTGAAGTGATTCAGAATGTGCTCCTCTTCCGCGAGGAGGCGAAGGTGTTTTTCCTTTTGTTCGTCGGTCATGGCTACATTGGTTTTCTGTCTTCGTTGTCTAGGCCGCAATCTTGATTCATGCAGCTCCACGAGCCACCGGCCGACACTACGCGGCCGGTCTCTTCACAGCGTTCTGCGTCTTCTTCCCACTCCATATGCTGACCACACTTGTCGCATTCTGGGGGCTCCGGATCATTGGCAGGATTATCGCGCTCAAGCCACGCGTCGTAATTACGGAAGGGATCCATCACTCCTGCTCCTTTCTCTTGTTGCAGTACATCACATCGTAGAACGAATCGTGATCGTAGTTGCCGTCATCAATCACCGCCTGCTTTGCGGCCTGCTCACGCCTGATCATTTCAAACGTGGCGTCGAGAAGCGACTCCAGTTGATCAAACGCAACAATGCCCGACATTGCTTCAGCCCACCTAGCGAGGAACGGGTTCAGGTGACCAGTGAAGAACTTCATCTTGGTCATGTAGGTTCCCAAAGCCATCGCGGCAACAGTCAGGCGAGAGTCGTCACCCTTTACTATAAAATCGCGCACCTCAATCTCGTCGTCAAATCTTTTGAGGGTAATAAGCAGCGCGTAGTCAACATCTTGTGGTATCTCTACCAAGTTCTTCTGTTCCATGTATTTATGATTTTGATTCGGGTTTATGTTCTGGGGCGTTTTGAAGAGCAGCGAGCACTTCGTCTTGGAAGTAGATTACGCTCCTGTGGCCCAGCTTGCGATAGGGGATCAGACCTTTGACCCTCCACGTTCGCACCGTAGTCAAACTGACGCCTAGATCCTTAGCCATCGCGGCGTCACCGTAGATAATTTTTGGGACGTTCATGTATTTATGCACTGAAATCGACGAAAACAGCGGCCGAATCCACAACAGACTCGATCTCTTTGACATACGCTTCCTGCTTACGCTCGGTCATCGTTGCCACGTTGCCTCCTCGAAGTCGCATAAGGTGAACCATCATCGAAAGTGAGTCAAGAGCGTCAGGAGAACTCAGCCGTGTTCGCTTAATGTAGTCCTTTTTCGCTTCTACTCTCACCATCCCCTTACCTTTCTGCGTGTACCGTCGGCCGGTCGCCTGCTTGATCAGGTCTTCGTTCCGGAAGCTGGGCGAGATCTTGAGCCACTCAAACTCCAGATACTTGGAGAGAGCGAACAGCAGCTCGGTCACGAGGCCGTTGTACAGCTCGTTCGCCTTCTGCGAGTCGTCGCCCATGATTGGGTTGTCGGTGGCCGCCCACGAGTAGTTGAGCCCCATCACTTCCTGACCGAACATGGAGCACAGCATATCGTGGATCCCCGCGCCGTTGCCGGTACGGTCAACACACAGCCAATTCGCACTGATCCGCATCGTCTTGCAGAACTTGATGATCGCCTGCGTCTGCTCCAGCGTCTTGTTCTTTGGGAACGGGATCTGGGAGTCGAGTTGCAGCATCGTGCGCGGCTTCTTGAACTCGTGAAACTTCCCCGACCGGTCTGTCCAACCGTCTGAGAGCCCAAACCGGCCGTAGGAGGCGACGACTTGGTCAACGCCCTCCAGAGCCAAGTCAAAGGCCGCCAGAGGGACGACCGGCCCAGTGAACCGGCATACACCTATGGCGTTGTCCATCATCGCCGGTGAGATCACGCCCATGCTGATACCCTCGTCCGGAAACCAGCCGCGTGCCATCGTGGAAGCCTCCGCCGTCCGACCACGCGAGACGTAGCTCATAAAGCCCTCGTAGGTCTGCAACCCATGGTAGATGACCCGACGATGGATGACGTTCTCGCAGTTCGCCGCGTCGAGCCTGATGACCTTCCAGCCATCCTTCGAGTCCCACTCCTGATCGGCTTCCATCTCCAGTCCGCCCCACCCATGCTTGGGCTCGCACCGCTGGCCGAACTGACTGGTACGGTCACGAGGGTTCGAGGCCGCAAAGACTTTGATTCGACCCTTCGCGCTCGTATCGGCCGCTGACAGGATGTTCTGCACGCCCTGCCAGACGCCGTCTGAAATCTCCTCCGCCTCGTCCAGAATGACGTGAGTGCGAGAGACGCCTCCCCACCGCTTGTGGGGGCCGCCAGAGCGCGGGGATGGGTGGAAGCCTCGCAGTGTGCCATGGCCGTCCTCGCCTTTGGGTATGGCTACCAAGTGAATGCCCTGCTTAGAATCGCTGCTCACCTGAATCGTCGTGGCCAGATCGTCCGGCACCTCGCTCACCGGCCTGACCAGCGCGGTACGGTGGAACTGCTTAATGCTGGCGAAAATATTCCTCTCGGCGTGATCCCTCGTGAGCGAGACCACTTTGATGCACGTCCAACGCGGATCCCTCCACCAGTCGAGGTAGAACCACGCAGCGGCCCCGTAGCTCTTACCCATGGAGCCTGCCCCCTGAACCAAGAGCTTGTCGTGCTCCATCAGCCCGCCCCAGACGCGCCTACAGCTCTCCGGCCGCCAGTCAAACGCCTGTGGCCCCCACATAAGCAGCGCAACGGGCTCGAACAGGTCAACGTCCAGCAGCGACTGAATGAACGACCGGACGATACCCTCGGCCGCCTGCTTGGTCACCCTGACGTTCTCCAGCCGCTTGGTGCCGCGCTGCTCGCATAGGTACGCGGCCGCCCTGATGACGCCCAGCTCCTCGTCGGCGTCCACCAGCCGACGCGCCTCCCCAGCAACAAGCAACGCTCCCCTGACTGACTGGGGGAGCGTTGCCAATAGATCGTTCGCCTCTGTTGCCATGCTTAGGGAGTGAACGCGTTCTGCCACAGAATGCCAGCACAGATGTTGCCGGTGGATCCCGCTGTGATCACCACGTCAACCGTCATGCGTAGCGGCACCGTCGCACCCACTGGGATGCTAGGCAGGCTGATGTAGCTGTTCAGGCTGTTGGTGCCCGCGCCCCACGTCATGTAGGTGTAGCCATCGATCTTCACCACGACGCTGCTTCCAGCGGCCAGCGTGGTCGTGTTCGGGATCCCGTTGATGGGGCCGTTGTAGAACGCCAGCGTGGAGGCAACGGTACGGATGTTGTTCCACGAGCCGGTGAGCACGATCTGGCCAGAGCCAATGTTCCCGCCCCCGACCGGTATCGACCACTGGCCGGTGGAGCTTCCGGTGCCCAGAGTAAAGCCAGTCCAGCCCGCTGTGTCGCCACCGAACGTCCGGTTGTTGAGATAGTGCCATGGGCCGTCAACAGCAGGCCAGCAGGGGCCAGCGACGGACGTCGGCCACGTCACGCCATCGTAGGTCAGCGCACAGGGATCTCCGCCAGCAGAGGGACGCACGATGACGCGGCCGTAGGCTCGGCCCATAGGGAAGCAGAAGAAGCCGGTGGCGTCCTGATAGACGCGGCACCGGCGAGTCTGGCCCAGCAGCCAGCCCACGTTGGCCGTAGCACCTGTGCCGGTGGGGTTGCAGAACTTGAAGACCGCAAAGGTCTTTGAGACGCTGACGCAGATCAGCTTGATGGTCGGCTCAGAGGGAGCCGCGTTGTCGTTCTGGACGTCGTAAGGCCGGAGCCCGAACGGAGTATTGGAATCCGAGTAGGAATTCCCTTCGATGAAGGTAGGAGTGGTAGCCATGCGCGGGACGATACCACGCCCTGAACAGGTTGGCTAGGGACGACGGTTCACCAGCTCGCCCCAGCAGATCCGGCATACTTCACCGGTCTTACCCCATCCCATGAACGCCTCACAGAGGTGGCAGTACACTGGCTGCTTCTCTTTCTTCCGGCGACGCTTGGGCTTTGGCTGCTTTGGATCCCCTGAAGAAAGGCTCATAAGTCATTGCAAATCAACGGATCCAATTCGATATGACATTGATTGTATTGTGTTATGGCGTAAGTGACCGCATATCAGAGCTTTGCCAATGATGCTGTGTCAGCCTGCGTTGTGAGGTCTTCGAGGCTGGGTGCGCCGGTCTCCGGCTCTCGCTCGTAATCAGCCAGAGAGGGCTGCTCTACGGGCTCTACGTCCACGACCTTCGCCTCCATCCAGTGCTTGGGCGGACAGGGATGGTTCCGGCCGTACACCTCAAAGGTCATGCTGATATCGCCGGTGCTCACCTCAACCTTATCGGCCGCATATTCACCGGCCAGCTTGGCGTCCGTCTGAAGGGCTGCCAGCCGGTCGTAGATGGCCTGCACGCGGCCGTCCGGCTGCCTGATGACCTTCGTGGGCACAGAGCCCTCAATCATCTGGCGCAGCACGTCGCGCTTCTCATCAATCACCATGACGGCTCTGGAATGCACCTCGGCCTGAATCTCAGAGACGCGCTGCTTGACCTCTTTGCGCTTCCCAAGCTGGTATCCCTGATCCGCCGGATGAGCGACGTGGGGGCACAGCTTCCGGTACGCGTCAGCCTGAGACAGCCCTTCAGCGATCAGGTGGGCGAAGCGTTCGTGGAGACGATTTTTAAGGCGCGGCATAAAAGGGGGCGCGATCACCTCTGACAGAGTTTGCTAGGACGGAGTGAGAATGACCGGCTTTCGATCTATCGCATAGATTAGCGAAGTGTGCAATGGTGCGCGAACGGAGTGACAGAGCGAAATTAGCTTGACCGGAATCTGTTCAAATCCCCTACTACCCCTAAGCGGAAGCGGGGCTGAATGGCTGAACGGCTGGTCAGCTTGCGGCCTGTTTGCCGCTGGCTCGTATGGCGTCTGTGATGAGTGGCGCGGTGCAGCTCAGGATGGTACGAATGGCTGTATGGTTCGTGGGCAATACAGCGATGGCGGCGGCCAGCAGATCGGCTGCTGTTTGGATCTCCGACGCTCCGGAGTCGTGCGTGACCTTAATCGATTCAGCGTCGATGATGACGGCGACTACGCGTTTAGGTGGGGCTTTGTGCTTCATGCTCAGTTAAATATTTCGATGTTTTCTTCTCCGTCGCACAGGACTTGAAGAGCGAATTGGAATGCCCGAATGAGCATCTCTCGCTCTGCATCTCCCGCCATGAGCAGTGTGAGGCGTTCAAAGGGCTGAAGCCCATCTATTCCGTTGACGCCAAAGTACATATTGGACGTCCCTGACTCGTCGCTGAGTCTGAATACAGTTCTACCGCCATGGCCAACGTCTCCTCCTTTTGGGCAATTGGTTCCAACGGTGACTGTGAGGGCGCAAACGCCTTCAAATGTTTTGCTGTAGGTTTTTACTGGGTGTTTCATTGTGTATTTATGTATGGGAAAGTGGCGAGTGTTCAGATGAGCCCCATGGGCCGTTCGGAGTTCTCCTCCGACTCTATTCTCGTGGACGGCAGCACGCTTTGTTCAATGAACGGGTCACAACTCCCTGTGTCCGGCGTTCTCCACCGGCTCTATTCGCTGCTGCTATGTTTGCTGGCCAATCGTGTTCAACAGGAGAACGGGCTCCGCCGGAGTTCTCCTCCGGATCTATTCGACGGCTGCAAAGTGGTCAGTCCTCGCAGCGGATGGCTCCGCACGACGGACAGGTGGGAAAGAACAAAAAGGCTGGCGTAGATTCGCCGACGTATGCGCCCAGAATGTTGAAGTCGAAGAACTCCTCGGCTTCCTGTTCGGTCATCCCGTCGCGCTCGATGAGAATGTCGATGACCTTCTCTTTGTCGTACACCGCGTGGGTCTGGGTAAACTGCTGGGCGACGCCCATAAACGCGTCTTCAAGCCCGTCTGCGAGGATGATATCCTCGTCTGGGTAGAATGCTTTCACGAACCGCTCGATCTGCTGTTTTGTCATGGATGTATGTGAAGAGCGAGCAGCCGCTGCATCGAGGCGGTGATACAACGGCTGCTCTGGGACGTGCCATCCCTGCGCTCAATTAAGCACGCTCGTGACCGGCGTCAACACGCTGCTCACTCTTCCTCGCTGAAAACGCATTCAGGCGTGAATCCGGTGATGCCAAAGAACCAGAGCAGGTGCGGCCGGTAGTGGGCGTTGATGATGAGCAGGGCCGACGTGCTCTCCAGCGTCGCGCTGTTCTCCGGAGGCGTCACGATGTAGTCTACCGACACAGAGTGCGAATGCAGAGCCGCTACGGCCTGTTGCGCGGGCGTTCCGATCTCTGGCAGGTGCTTGAGCGTGACGGTGACCTTCCGGCCCGCGTAGGCCAGCTTGATGCGGTCGGGACGCTTGACGGTGGCTGGGAGCCAGCGCACCTCGATCACGTCGGCCGATTGGCGACTGCGTGCGTAGTTGCGGGCTTCGAGGGTGTAGGAGATTGATGGCTGGTGTGTTTTCATAAGCAGAATGTGGGATCGACGACTGATTTCTTGAGGTTGAATACGCCTGCGAGGCGTGGGTGATCCGCCATAATCTTGCGGGCGTAAGGTGCGCGAAGGCTGTTGGATATCTTGAACTCGCTGGTGCGGTTGGTCTCGACGTTGATTTGCCACCGGAGCACCTCGAACAGCATGGCGATGCTGCACTGGCGCATCCCGCGTCCTGTGGCTGTGTAGGCCATGGAAACGAGCGAATCGTAAACGTGAGGGTTTGCTTTGTGAAACGTCTCAAACTGCTGCATCAGAGTCTGATGCTTGGCCTGAGCGGCGAAGTTAAACTCGGTCTGTGTCATGGATTCATCGTGTTTTGGGTTGTGTTGGTTGCGCCTGCTGGGGAAAGATCACTGCTCAACCCAAACAACAGGCAGGGTGGAAAACGGAAAATGGCCCCTCTCAGGCTGCTGAGTGGCAGATCCTGAGAGGGGCGCATCCGGCGGTTAAGCCGCCTTAGGGAAGATCCCCCAGATGAGGGTTTCCAACTCGCTGTAGCGGGCCTCGCGGGCCGCCTTAGCCTTTTTGCCACGGCTGCTGTGGCCCTCGACTTTCAAGAGGTCGTCAATGGCGGATCCGACGACGTGAGCGTTTGGCTCCTTACCGGCTTCGAGGTCGGCCACGAGGATGCCTGCGCCCCAGCTTTCGCGCTGGAACGGCTCGCAGGGAGTGAAGTACGGCCCGTTCTTGATGAAAGAGACCGTTATGTGCAGGTTCTTGAACAAAGCAATGACCGGCTTGGCAGCCTCAACGCGGGCGGCTACGGCGGCGGCCTCGGCGGCTTTGTCAGCGGCGATGGCGTTCAGCTCGTGAGCGACCAAAGCGGCGGCCAGCTCGGCCGTCTTGCGGTACTGGGATCCCTCAGTCCACGCCTGCGAGCACAACCAGACGAGGTACTGGCGGTCGTGCTCGGCCACCTGATGGATGGACTGGCCAGTGTACTTGCCACCGCGAAAGATTGACCAGTCAATGGCCTCGGCCGCTTTGCGCTGGCGTTCGAGGATGAACGTATCGTCCAGCTCCAGATGACCAGCACCGCCGCTGCGCTCGGCCACGATGGCCTTTGCCTTTGCGATGGCCTCGTCGCGGTTCAGGGCGAGATTCTGAATGAAGTAGTCGCGCTCGATGATGGTGCATTCGACGCCATGCTCGGTCTGAATGTGGCGAGGCTCGTCGAACGTGTAACGCAGCGTGTAAAACACTTCGAGAGAACCGGTTGAGATGTAGTAGGCAGATTTCATGGATTTATGTGTGAGTAGAGGTTGTGACCGACGGGAGTTAACCTACGCCAACTCCCGTCGTCCTGTACACTACTTTTTTCCAAAAGAAGACGGACGCCACACATTGGGCTGTGGACAATTCTCTGCAAGCCATTCTCTTACGAGGTCTTCGTGCCTTTCCGTTGTGTTTGGAATATGGTTCCAATCGGCCCACTCGACAACCTCCAATCGGGTCGCTGGGTTCCGGTAATTGCCCTCCTCGTCGGGAGGCGTGGTGATGACGCGCTGGGCGGGACGGCGTTCAGCTTGAAAAAAAGAGATCATAGGTTGCTGGCTTTGGATGGGATGACGATTTGTGGCTGTGTGTGGATCCCGCGCTTGCACCGGCATTCGGCGTATTGGCGGGCGGCGTCGGCCGCGCAAGTCATCCACTGATCCAGCGTCAAATGGTTCAAGCGGTAGACCATTTCGGACTCTACGCCTTCGAGCAATTTGCCATTCAGGTCGAGCCAGTAGAAGTAGCCCAAGCCTCTGGTGAGCTGCACGCCGTACTGGGCGGCCGCTTTGTTTACTATTTTAAGGGTCAGCATAGTGATGGATGGATTTTTATGGATTTTTATGGTAAGGGGGGTTGAACCCCAGTCGCGGCGGGAGGGACATTCTTTTTTAATGTCCCCCACCGCCGGTGCTACGGTTTCTATGCTGGGACAGAAACCGTAAACTTGGTCGGGCGGCTATAGAACCCGAAAGCTGGGTCTTTGGAGGAGACTTCGACGGTGGCATCAAATGATACCGCGTCACCGACGGCCACCTGCGTTCTGGCGGGCTGGGTGCCCCAGAGCTTGCAGCCGTTCGGGAGCTGCACGAGCAGCTTGTGCTGCTTCTGTCCGCTGTACGGGTCAACCTTCTCCTTTACCGCGAGAACGGTCGCTGCGAGCGTCTGGCGGCCCGCTGTGAGCCCTCCTGTGAGGCTGGCGCGGTAAGCAGTGTCTTTGGCGTGCAAACCCACCAGAAACGCCACCTGAGCGTCGGACGCCTTCCCGTACTTGCGAATCTTGTCGGCCACGTCCTTTGCGGTGGCGTTGACGCCGGTCTTCGCCCAGTCCAGAGCCGCCACCGTCTCAGCGGTCGCACCGGCGCGGAAGTCGCGTTCGCGTTTCTCCGCCTGCACGCGCTGGGTGATCGCCAGCGAGGCCCGCCCAATTGCGGCGGACACTTGGCGAAGCTCATGCAGCTTGGCCGCGCAGGATTTGCCTACGCTGTAGAAGGTGCCGGTCGGGAGGTGCTCGACGACGGACGCCCAGCGGATGGATTTGCCACAGCACGAGCACCGGCGGGCGCGGTCGGAGGTGCCGGTGGCCTGCCAGCGATCATAGCTGGCCTGATTGTAGACGACCACTTCCACCTCAAAGTGGTTTTCGGTCGGGTCAATTGCGTAGGCGTGGAC